TAAGGTGCCTGCACCGCTCCGGGATCGCCTTCATGTACCTCTCTACGTCAGGGAACGTGTCGAAGTACGCCCTTATCTTGTCGGACGCGATAGACTCTTTGGCCGTCAACCACCATGCCTTCTCTTCGGTGAGCAGAGGATTGTTTTTGATCTTCCTCTTGACCCTCTTCACAATCCTTGGTCCATCACTCAACAGCTCCTGAAGCCTTACCTCTACGTCCTCGTCAGGGATGTCGATTTCCGTACTGATCTTTCCTGGCCCGGCGCCGAAGATGATGCCGAACCCAACGGCCTTCATGTCCTGACGAAGCCGACGCAGCCACTTCTGCCGCTCATCGGGCGTCTTTGTTTTCTTGGCAGCCACAACCTCCTCGTACGTGACCCCTGGGGTCATCCTGGCTACCGTGAAAGAGTGCAAGTCTCTCCCTTCCAGAATGGCCTGGATCATGGCTTTGTCGCCCGACATGTGGGCCATGATCCGCATTTCCAACTGCTCGTAGTCGGCGACGATGAGTCTGAAACCTGGGGGCGCGATGAACGCCATGCGGATTCCAAACTCGTCATGATCCGGGGTAGGAAAGTTCTGGCTATTGGGCACGTCGGTAGAGAACCGCCCAGTCCTAGCTCCGAACTGGTTGAAGTTCGGGTGAATGCGGTGGTCCTCAAAGTAGTTGGACAGATCCATCAAGGTGGTCAGGTACGTGCTCTTGGTTTTGTGAAGCTTTCGGCACCGGAGAATCTGCTTCGCTACGTCTTGGCCGATAGCAACCAGAAGGTCCATGACCTCTTCGTCTACGGAAGGCCGATTGCCAGCCGTCATCTTCACCGGTTTGAGCCCTAGGCCCCCTTGGTCTTTGGGACCAAAGAAGAACTCCGCCAACTGCGGCGGAGACTGGAGGTTGATGGGCTTCCCCCGGACCCGGTTGACCTCGCGCTCCAGCTCTCCAATCTCAGCGTCGATGACCGGAATCTTGCTCTGCAAATACTCGATGTCGACCGGGATGCCCCGGCGCTCCATGCGCCACAGCACCTTCGTTATATCGATCTCCATGTCCAAGAAGTACTTCCAAAGGTTGTACCCTTTGTTGTCGACCGGAGCCGCAGAGAGCTTCTCGATCAGCCATTCCACCGTCCTGAGGTGGGCATAGGCGTCATACGAGGCATAGTCGATGACCTTGTTGATGGGCAGGTCATAGAGGCTGGTCTCGTACTCTTTGATCTTCTTGTTGTTGGCATCCAACCCTCCACTGAAGAGGTCAAGGAAAGGGGTCATGTGCAGCCCGCACCACTGGGCTGCGCATGACTTCAGTCCTCGGATCTGTTTGTTCTCGTCGTGCAAGCCAGCAAGGGCGAGCCCGTCGACGATGTGGGCGTTCCAGATGTTGATCGCCATGTTCCACGAAACATGGGCATCATACTTAGCATTCCAGCAGGCGAACCAAGCATCTGGATTCTCCAGCAGCGGAGCAAAGTACCGAAAATGTTCTCCTCGCAGGCACCACCGGCGGTATTGACCGCGATCCTTGAATGACAGCGACCAGAACGTCACAGTGTCGGACATCCAGTCCAATGGTTTTCTGGTGCCCACCGTGAAGGGCAGCTTCTTGCCAGTCGTCTCGGTATCGAAACCGATGAGGTCGCCTTTGTCCTGTTCGATCTTCCTCAGACACAGGCACAGGAATTTCTCGGCTTGCTCATCGGTCTCGATGTACTCGGGGACTGGCACGCCTATGTTCAACGTGCGGCCTGACATGTGCTCTCCATTTGAATGCGGGGATTGCATCCAGGATGAGGTGAACGTAGGCGCTGACGTCTACGTCGTAATCTCCACCAACGGCTTCTCGTAGTTTCACGAACTGACCAAGCGCGTGATGGAGCGCGCTCCCCAGCTCCAAGACTGTTTCGCCGCTACCTGAGTCTGGGCATTCAAGCTCAGACTGCAGGTTCTCGACGATAGCCTTGAGACTGGAGAGCGCCTTGGACCTCATCGCACTCTGATACCGCACGGCATCATAGTGCTTGGTCCAGCCCATCAGTACGGAACGTCCTCACCCTCGGCAGGGGCCGCGGGATCTGCGTTGGCTTGGTCCCTGTTGAACTTGGGGTACACGCCAGCTCCAACTGCACGTCCAGAAGACGTGAAGGGGTTGGCCAGCTTGACCTCCTTGGATTGCTCCTCGGGAGTCATGGGCCGCAGCAGGTACTCCAAGTCCATAGGCTTCTTGTGGCTCTCGGCGATCTTCACAGCCAAGGCATCCCCACCCTGGAACTGAGGGTCAAACAAGCGGGGATCGGGTTCTTGGATCTTGTAGTCGTCGATGACCACCCGGCGCTCCTTGTCGGCGCCTGTGGTGCGCAGCGTGAGCTGGCAATCGAACACCCCGTATGGGTCGACCGCACAGTCAGGCGTCGAGCACACCCGGCTGGGAACCGGGAGGGCATTGGCGCCGCACTCGCACTTGTGTCGCTCCTTCGTGGCCGGAAGGATCTTGTCATGGTCCGTGTACCGAGCGGACCAGCGGGCATGACACTTCGGGCACTCTGCCTCATTGGTGTCGGCGTGGATCTCCACCCCATCGGATTGGCAGGCGTCACACGTCAGGGCGACGTCCAGAATCACCTTCTGGCACCCCGAGCAGTAGAAGCTTGGGACATAGACGCTGCCTCCGCACTTGCAGTAGCTGTTCTCGATCTGCTTGTTGAGATCATGGATCGAGTGCTGCCACTGGCCAGGAGAGAAGGTCGTGTAGAACTTGTTGCCGAACACCTTGGGGAGACTCTCTCCGCAGTACTGACAGCCTCGGCCTTCGCACTTCTCTCGCCGGTGGTACGTTCCCTTGGCGGTGTCGTTCTCGTCCTTGTAGTACTCCACCAGGTGGTACCACTCCTCGATCCAGCCGCCGACCGCGTAGTAGATGCGGGCGCCCTGCTGGTCGAGGTTGGGATTTGCCGGGATGTTCTGCAGACCATAGGCCTGCGGGTTCATGTAGGCGTGGATGATGCACGGCTCGTTGATGTCCGCGCCGCACTCCAGGTACGTGCCCTTGCCCTTCTTGCCTCCGAACGGGAGGTAGTGCTGCTTGCCCACCCGGAACGGGAGCTTCTTGCTCGTGACAGGATGAACGTAGGGTTTTTCGGGGTAAGAGAAGTGCACCTTGATGGGTGCGTCGCTGAGCTTGTGGAACAGTGACCACTTCTTGCCCGAGGTCTTCCTACCTGCTTTGCGGTCTTGGTCGAGACTTTCGTCCCATCCATCTTGATCGTACTCCGTAGCCATGTCTGCCTCCTACGCGCGTTGCGTTGCTGAGAACTGCATTGAGTTCTTGTTCATCAAGGTCGTCTGGCTGCGTGTCCTCGTCATACTGACTAGGATAGTGGCAGCGGTAGACCGGAAAGGAACCTACCGCCAAGGTCTGACAGATCTTTTCTGCTCCCGACTTGCCGGCGTAGTTGTTGTCCAGGAGCACAAAGGTCTCAGGCCCCAGACTCCGTACGATTCTCTCCTGTGCCGGCGACAGCCGAGCTCCCATCAGCGCCACCGTGTTGGTCCAGCCTTGCTGAACCATCCACAGACAGGCCTTGTAGCCTTCGACGATGATGAGCTGCTCGGTGTGCGAGCGGTTGACACGTTGATGGCACTTGTCCAGTCGCCAGAGGTGATCTCTCACCCCCTCGTTGGAGTAGTCGGGATACCATTCTCCGAGCTCTCCGGGAACCTCCTTGCCGTGCACTACGTGACGGCCGTTGTAGACCAGGTACTTTGGTTGCTCGAACGGGCGCGTGGCCCGCCCTGAGATGCCGATGAGATTTCCAAACAAGTCTCTGATGGGGAACGTGATCCTGTCGTTGCGCTTGTCGTAGCCAACGTCGTGCTCTTTCAGGATCTGGGGCTCGAAGCCCTGCTCCACCAGCTCGTTGGGCAGCCAATCAAACACCCCCAACAAAGCATCGGGAAGAGTGTGCTCTCCTTTGAAAGACTTCCTGGCCCGCAAGCGAGCCCTGGCTTTGAACACCTCTTCGTTCTTGACGGAATCGCGCTCGGCGTCCTCGAGCAGTGCCTCAATCTTGAGGCTCTTGAGCCCGAGCTCCTTGAGCAACCACTTCAGACCACTGCCGTGAACTGGACAGCCGAAGCAGCCCCATTTACCCGTCTCCCGGTTGATCCAGAAGGATGGGTGACTCTCCTGCCCCCCTTTGTGAAACGGACATGCTGCGGAAACGAAATCCTCTTTGATCCTCACAAGCCTCAGGTTTTCTTGGGCTATCTGGTCTACGAGTCCTCCTATCATTTCTTCACCGTGGCCTTCATGGAGGCGCTGATTTGAGCTGCGTACTCAGAGGTCGCGACCTTGACGTTCGATTTCTTGGGACGGGTATCATCGTCTCCCTTCTCGTCGTCCTTGACCCACTTCTCGATGTCCTTCATGGACGGCCGGTCGTCTAGCAGCTCGAACTTGTAGCCTGGTATGACTCGCAACGTGAAAGCGTTGAGCACACCTTCCCGATTGCCGCCGAGCACCAAAGCGATGTCGGCATAGGCCCGCCCTTGCCCTTCTCTTTCGGTCAGACGGTCGGCTAGCCAATCCATCGACAGCCTGGGGTCTCCTGGTGGCAGGTCAAGCTGTGGCCTTCCATCATAGGCGGGCCTCGGCTGCACTCGTCTTGGGGCCCTCTTGATCTTGTCGTACTCCACCTCGTAGTCCTCTTCGTGCAAACCCGCTCCTGTGCCGGGTTTCTTGAGAACTCGGATTATGAGATCAGATTCCCTGGCGATGACGTCAGCGTCTGCCATATCGGCCAGGGTGTTGCCGTAGGTCTTGTCTCCCATTCGGTTGGCCTGATGGACCGCTACGATGGGCAGCCCGATGTCCTCGGCGTATCCCTTGATGTCCTCGGCCAGGGCCGCCACCCTCTTCCACCTTTCGCTCAGGTCCTCTGACCGCTCTGAGTCCATGTGGTAGAAGCTGTCCATGTAGATGACATTGGGTCGGAACCTCGAGACCCATGCCTTCAACCCATCCAGCTTCACCGGAGCGTCACGGCCACACAGGAGTAAGAGATCTCTGGTCCCCCGGTCTGCCCCGTAGCTCATGTCCTCCTTGGCCGCTTCCCTGGTAAGAAGGCCGTCGAAAATCCGAGTCGCCTGCTGTTCCAAGCGAGGTGGCAGAAGCCCCGCTTTGAACATCTGGTAGTCGACGTTGGCCAGAAGCGACCCCATCCTCATGGCGAGCTTCCGCTCAGACATCTCTCGGGACCAGACGAGGACTCGACAGTTGTTCACCATGAAGTCATAGGCCGCGCAGTATAGGAGGATCCAAGTCTTCATGGACTTCATGCGGCCATAGAAGACAACGAAGTCCCCGTCCCTTTTCCCCAAGGTATCCTCAGTTAGGCATTTCCACGGCCATGCCACTCCGTAGATTGACCCCGACCGCGCGCCGGCATACTGCTCCTTGGACAACGATGCGATGTCGGACAAGCTTGTGTATTCCACGCTTTCTCCGGAGCGCTCCATCTCCAGGTCTTGAACGCGCTGACGCATGATCTTCAGAGCATTCTCTGGGTTCTCTATGACGAGCTCCTGGAAGAACTGTGCTAGCCCTCGAGCGTCGTTGTCGAACTTCGACATCTTCAGCTCGTTGATGAGCTGCTCCAGACCCTCGTACTCATCCGGAGAGTTGGCTGTCGGCACAAACGAGGGCCACCGCATCCGTACTCTCCCGATTGTAGGGAGGGTGCGGATGGTGCCTGGGCTATGCCAGAACTGGCTGATGTATTCCCAGATCCCACGGGCCTCGGCGCCTGTGAAGTGCTCCTTCTTGAGACCCTTGTGGATGGCGTCCTGAAGAGTCCCAGACTCCAAGATCTTGGTCAGGATTCGGTGCTCCAGTGCAGCCATTTCATCCTCCTTCCCCCAAGCCGGGCGGCAGTTGGGGTCCTTGTCCAGATTCGGCTTGAGTCCTTGGGTTCTGGACAGGCCCAAAGGGCGAGATGACCCCGCCCCCAAACACCACTTGACCAAAGTCCTCCTCAGCTGACTCTAGGAAAGCTCTGAGAGCTTCGATTGTCTTCGGGCTGAAGATTGCCGACTTCACCGGGCACGAGCCATAGGTACTGCCCGTCCCTGCGTTCAAGTAGATCATCAGCATCTCGATGTTCGGCTCCGTGTCTAGCTGAGGACGGAAGGTGAACTTCCCCTCCACCGCCATGACGGCGTCGAACGCAGGGATACCATCGGTGTGTCGGTACACGACTACCTCCTGAAGCTTGGCTTGGGCGGGAGCTTCTTCACGGCGTTGACCGCTGGCGCTGCCGCCATCGGGTTGGGTGTTGACGTCCTAGGGACAATCTTCTTCGGTTGGGGAGGGCCTGGAGAGAACCTGCCTTCAGGTGCCGCCGGCGCTGCCGCCTGCTCTCCTTGGAGGTGGTGGTCTCGGTCTTCCTTCATCATGCTGAGGTCTTCGTTGAGGAGGGCGCGCACCGTGGGTTGGACGACATCATGGACGGCCTGACAAGTCTCCAGACTGTTGTCACAGGTGATCGACATGCTCACGAACGACTTGGCCGAGCAGCCGTACTCCTTGGAGTGGGACAGCTCTCCACCAATCGTCACCCTCCCAAGAGCGTTGCCGAGAAACTCATCAAGCTGAGCCATGATTTCCTCCGTCAGGACGGTAGCCAGCTCTTGCTGCTTGGTCCTGTGTTTTGCTTGTCCGTTGTTGGTCCACTCGCAGTTGCGAATGACGTGGTCTCTGAGATCGTAGGTCTCGTAGAGAACTGCTTCGTCTGACATGGCGCCTCCTAGATGGGCGGCACCGTCACCGCCGTCGTCATCTCTTCTTTCTTCCTGAACGCTGAGTTGAATGCTTCAGCGTAATCGGGGTGCTGAGCAAACCAGGCAACAGCAGCCTTCTTCTCGAGCACCACAGTCTTCAGCACACCCTCTTGAATGAGCGCGTGAAGAACGTCGGGCCCGTTGTCCATGCTGGCGATGAGTTTGGTGACAGCGTCATCGTCATAGTGGTCAGTCGACCACTTCTTTTGGGCTATGAAATCTCCGATCGTCATTCCAGCCGCGGCCACCAAGGGCTTGGCCTTGTTGATGGCATTCACGACGATGTCCTCTTGGTGTTTGACGTCGTCGAGCGCCTGCTTAGCCTTCGGGAACTTCTGGTCCCACTCGGCGCGCATCTGCTGGAGAACGGAGAACTGCCGCTCGAATGCAGCGACGGCTGTTCGAGCGACATGCACCTCTGGACTCTCCTTGGGAGCTGCGGGGCGGGGTTGGACTTTGTTGGTGGGCTTGAGAGACGGTCTACCGATAGTCGGCCGGGGCATGGTTCCTCCTCAGATGGGGCGCGCCGGGTTGGCATAGCGCGCTTTGATGGTCTCCACGTACGTGGCTATTTTCTCCAGATCTCTGACAGTTTTCACTGCCCAGCCGTTTTGTGGAAAGACCGGCTTCTTTGGGTCGTATCCATCGGTGCGGAGCACGAAGGCTGGATGCACGATGGGGATCATGTCGTAGTCGAGGGTGTGCTCTTTCTTGTCGTCTCCTTTCCGTGGGAACAGACGGCCCGGTATCTCAGCCCCGTTCGGGTCTCCCAGGATCCTGAACTCCGGGCGCGGGCTGCTGAACACTGTTCCGTGGTGGTCCAAGATCGACCAGTCCCGACCTCGAGCTAACGCTTTGAGAGCCTCGGCTCCGATGGGGACGATGACCAAGGGGTCCACAATGTAGATGATCTCGTTGAGCCGAGGTCGACAAAAGTCTCGCTCGACCTTCATGGGATCGCGGTTGTTGGGAGGACGGCACGCCACGATGTTCGTGATGTAGGTGTCCCCCCGAGAGATGTTTGCCAAGGAGAGCAAAGCATCGAACAGACTGCCCGACTCCCCGCAAAAAGGAATACCCTGCTCATCCTCGTCACCACCGGGTGCCTCCCCGATGAAGAGGATGTCGGCATTTGGGTTTCCTATTCCGAACACGACGTTGGTTCGGGTCTGGCAAAGATCACAACTACCGCAATCGCTCCAGAGGTCGGCTAAAAACTCGAGCTTTTCGGCTTTCCATTCCGGAGTCCACTTGTCCATCAGTGATGCCTTCCTGTGGGCGGAGGCGGCAGCTTGGTGCCGGGCCCCACGATAGAGATGCCGTGCTCCGCAGCCATGCGGCGCACTTCCATCTGCTTGGCGTTGTCGAGAAGCCCTTGGAGAGGTCTCTTGCAGTCATCGTTGTCAGATGGGAAGTACCACGCTGACGCCATGACGTTGATCTTATCGACGGCCTGGGGGAACACGTCGATGGGCATGAGGATCATGAGGTTGCCGATCATCATGCCGCCATCCGGACTCTGCTGGGTCTGGATCTGGGAGGCGAGGACCCGGACCTGCCGGAGCTCGACTGGCTTGTTCTCCTCTACCCGCTTTTCGATGTACGCCCTGGGGTCTTTCTCTTCCGAAGAGATCCACCCGAGGTACTTCTCCCCGTGGCGGGCCGCGACGATGACCATGTTCTCCCAATTCTCAAGTTCCGGCATCTTCTTCTCCATAGGTGTTGACCCGCTCGTACGGGTAGTTGAAGTCTCTGAGGATCGCTCGAAGACTGTTGCAAGAATTTCTACAGTACGAAAACGCCATGTCTTCGAAGACCCTGACGATAGGCTGTCTCTTGTTCGGGTACTCCCTTTGAATCCTGCCCCATGCCTGTTGCAGGTCATTGGGATTCCCGAAGGGGGTGACAACGTAAAGGGTGTCCAGCTCAGGCTTGTTGAGCCCCTCGCGTGCCAGCTGGAATGTCCCGATGACAGGGTTGCAGACCCTCAGGATCCCCATTCGGTCTCCCTGAAGAGTCTCACCGATGATCATGCCAGCTCCGACTGCACTGACGTACTGGTACAGCGCCTGAACGTGGCCCACGCTGTGGCTCAGAACCAAGATCTTGCGGCCTGCCTGTAGGTCAAGGAGGAGCTGCTGATAGATGACCCCGTTCCTCCAGTCAAGCCGCCCCAGGTAGGTGCGGACTCGGGAAGTGTTAACCTCACCGAACTTGTCTTGGACGAGCTTCTTATCCCGTACTGGCATGTCCCATTGCAGGACATGAAAGAACGTGTGGGGGATGAGCTGCTGCTCCAGGTCTGAGTGAATGACGCGCCCAAGGTGGTACTGATAGATGGTCTCCAGCCCATCGGTTCTGGTGGCCGTCGCCGTCAGAGAGAACCTGCGTCCGTAGAACAGGTCGGCACTCTTGACGAACACCGGAGCGCTCATGTGGTGACAGTTGTGCACCACAAAGCTGTTGGCTATGTAGGTGTGGGTGCCTTCAACTTCGAGATTGTAGACAAAACCGTCTGGACACAGGCCTCCAAATGTTCCGTCACTTCCTGATTCGAGAACCTCAACACGGTCCACCCCAACCCAGCTAAGATTTTCTCCTTCTTTTGGTCCTGATTTTTCCGGATCAGAGAGAAATGAGAAGGCCCATCCACCTCTATTCCCAGCTTTAGATTCAGATTCCCGATGTCCAGCTTGTAGACCCGAGCACTTCTGACCCGCTTTGCATTCGGTATCCCTACTGGTATTTCTGTGGGCCACCCCAGAGCGCATGCTAGAAGCTGCTGAGCAACCGGAAGGGGCTTCCCGTTCCCGCCTTGTATTGAAGGTTTCCAGCCCCGCGCCCTCAAGGTGGTGCTGACTTTTGCCCGCACCTCCACCTTGTACATCGGGTTGTTCCTTTTCATTCTTTCGGACGCATATTCCCGATTGGTCTGAGACATCCTTATGGATCTTTTCCGGGAAAGTTGGGTCTTCGCACATTGTCGAGAGCAGTACACTGCTTTCCTTCTCACCTGCTCCAGACCCGCTTTCCCTGACTTCTGCGTCAAGACCCCACATTCTTTGCAACGAGCAGTTACGGTACGGGGTGTATTCATGCTTTGTGCCCTTTTCTTGTTGGTAAGTTTCCATGATGCTACGCACCATAGATCGGCTTGTCAAGTCTTGGGCCCTTACCCACCCCTCTTTTGTCAGGAACGGGTGATTCGGGGTACAGATCACACTCTTGCCGTTTGCCTGTACCCGTATGAGGTGAGAGACCGGTTTTCGGAATACTCGAATTACCTTTCCGACCAGGACCTGACCTTGGTTCGTGGAATAGCTTGGTACCCGATCTCCTGGCTGCAGGTTTTGGATCGGGACATTTCCAACCAAGGTTCCGGCGGGAAAGCACTCATCGTACAGAGCTAGGCCAAAGTGCCTCCGAAAATTCATAGGCCATTGTTCTCTTCGGTTTGACAACGTGTGGACCATGGCGACCACTACGGGGTGCCTCCAATCCTGCAACAGCCCCTGCACGGTGCCGATGCCAGAGACCAGTAGGTGCCGCTCGATCTCCTCCTTCCACTGCTCCAACAGCGCCGTGGTGTTGACCACGATGATGGTGGGCACATTGAGGGTAGCGGCCAACTTCAGAGCGAGGACGGTCTTCCCTTTCCCGCAGGCCAGGTTGAGAGTGCCGCTGTCGTGACTGAGCAGCGCCTCGAAAGCCTTGGCCTGCTCGTCGTCTCGGAGTGAGATCTGATCGACGATACCAGCCTCTTGGTAGACCGGCCTTGGCAGAACAACAAACTCACACCGAAAGTCGTGGTACTGCGCTGGGTGAAGAAACTCCCGAGGCACTACCAAATGGTGAGCTGTCTCGTTCCAGAGGCTCATGATGGCTTGGCGAGTGTCGATCTGGATGCCCTCCTCATCGAGGACTGGCTCCTCGTCACCCAGTACGAAATTCAGAGCGGCCTTCACGACGGTCTCGTTGATGCAGGACTTGGGCAGCAGAAGGTTGTTGGAGACGTAAGCTTTGTTGGGGTCTAGCTCAAAATACCTAAGCATCGCTACTCCAATGTCGCCTTCAACAGCAGAGTCATGCGGGCCAACAGTACCCGCTTGGTCTTCTCGTCGAGGACGACCCTCGCGGCCTTGAGAATGTAGAGCATCTCGTTGTGCAGGTGGACAGCCAACTTGTCCAGGTCTACTTCCTTCCTCATGCCGGTCAACAACTCGATCCCAGCTTGCTTGGCTTTTGCATCTGCCCACTCGACTCGCAGCTTCTTGGCTCCGTCTGTAGGGAACATTCCGTACCGAATGATGTGGTCGAGCGCCTCCGAACTGGGGAGGCGCTCGCCAATCTCGTACTTCCTGTAGCCCCCAAGACTCAGACCCACCCGGTTGGCAAAGTCCTCCATCTCTGGCCACTGAGACAGCTTCCGAAGATTCAGTAGAGTGAGACAAAAGAAATGGACTGCCATGGGTGCCTCCTACATAGAACGTATGTCTACTCTGGTCTCCGCTTCCTGAAGAAGTTGAGAGCCATCTCCAAACCGCCTTCACCGGCGCCCCAGGCAACAACTTGCCAGAAGCGTTGGAACAAGCCGTGTTCTGAGTTGAGTTTGATGGGCTCTGGTGCGATGGGCTGCTGCACCAGCAGTGGCTCCCCAGGCTGGGGCCCATAGGCTGACATGGGCGGTGCCTGCATGCCAGACGATACCCTGACGGCCTGACCAGATGGCGTTGTCCTGACTCCAGGGTAGACTCTGGTCGGTGCCGAAGGATGAATCACGTGAGGAGCTGCGTAAGCGGGCGCACGATTGAGTCCGTGCGTCATAGCGGCGCAGTCCTGACGGATGTAGCAGGCGTTGCAGTCTGGGTGGTTGTACTCGTGGCGAGCGCTGAAACAGCACTCCCCATTTCTGGAAGGGTGGGCCGGGCACCAGTTGCAGTCCCGGTCCCGTTCGCCGTTGAGACATTGTGAGATGAGCTGAGTCTGATCCATGGTTACCTCCAAGGCGTTTTTGGGGCCTATTTCAGAATCCTTATGCCCGCTTCCCCGATGGATTTTCGTTGACCGAAACGGCCCCACACGAATAGGTTGCTAGGGTCTGCCCTCCAGCTATGGGTGGATGTATGCTAGGCTTTGGCCCTCAGGAGATGACATGCCGCAGCCACCGTTTGAGAAGAGCTCGAACATCAAAGACTGGGCTCAGCGAGTCCTCCATCTGGTCAAGAAGCCCGACGTCGTGGTCAACAAAGCAGTTGGGGAAGCGGTCCATCGTTCTGTTCCTCAGATTGCCGCCGAGCTCGGCCGCAAGGCAGTCAAAACTGTAGGGCCTTCGGCTCTCATGGGTGCGGGGACTGGCGCGGCTGCAGGGGCAGTCGGTGGTGGCGTCAAAGAGAAGACCCCGGGCGGTGCCGGCCGCGGTGCCATGAGGGGCGCGCTGGCTGGAGCAGCTGGTGGAATGCTAGGCCGAGCGACTGGACCAAGCCTTTCCCGTGCCGCAATCGGTGGAGCAGCTGCAGGTTTGCCCGCCGGCTATCTGTTCACCAGGAAGCCTGGCGGTCGAGATGAGATTCAAAGAAAAGAGGCAACCGTGAAGAACCATTACGCGGGCGTCACGCTCGACTTCTACGACGACAACGGCGACACCCTGAAGCAGAAGTTCCCAACGGCGGCCGCGCTCCCTGACGTCATCAAGACCGCGGACATCCGAGCCAAGGATAGCCTCGACCAAGAGGACTTCGCTCTTGTTGCCATCGACGGCGGCAACGTGATGAGAAAGTTTGCCTGCCACGATCCTGGCACCACGGCGATGTCGGTCATCTACTTCATGGAGCATGGTGACAAGCTGCCCGAGGAAGCTCAGAAGACTGCGGCTGTAAACCTAGTTGTTTCGTGCGCTCGCTTCAACTTGGATCCTCCCAAAGCTCTGGAGAAGATTGCTGCCCTAGACCCAGAAGTGCTTGAGATTCTTTTGAAGGGCCCGCTCGCGGGCGCTGTAGGTGGCGGCCTTGGAGAGATGGCAGTCAACCCAGACGCCAATCTGAAGCATTTAGGGCTTTCCGCTTTGGGTGGAGCGGCAGCTGGGCTCATTCCAGGTGGCGCGACTAGGAACGCATCAATTGGTGCGCTGAGCGGAGCGGTGGTTCCGGCGCTGAGCCGTGCGATACAAAATAGTCGGCTCCAAAAGTCAGCGTCTGTCGACATCACTGGCCAGCGGCCAAAGCAAATCATCAAGGTGGCAAAGCCCATGAACGACAACGACTACGCCGTAGTGCTGCCCGATGGGCGGCGCCTCTACCCCATCAACTCCTGGGACCTCGTCAAAAAGGCCGAGGACTACTACCACCTCGAAGGTTGCCGCATGCAGCCCGAGATCCGCCGGCAGTACGCCACCAAGCTGGCAGCCAAGGCTGAGGTCTTGGGCTACCCACTCGACGAGCAGGTCAAGGAAGCGGGCGCCCGTACCTACGCGGAGCCGGGCCACATCCGGGCCTCCATCGAGATGCGCAAGGTCGCCTGCGCCGAAGAGTCCGACAAGCAGTTCCTGGAAGACCTCTTCACCAAGCAGGCGGCGCTTGACCCCAACACCTACGCAGAGTGCCTGCGGCGCTTCGACGTGAACCACGGGTTCGATTACGCCTGGGACCAAGAGATCCCAAGCCCTTGGGCTTCGACGTTCGGCCTCCAGAAGACCGCCGAGGTTCTGTGGGAAGAGGGCGCGGACCGCATGACGCGCGAGCAGCTCATCAACATGGCCGAGAACCACACGTCCGGCATCCAGGAGCTGTTCAGCCACGACTTCCTGCGTGAGTTCATCAAAGACCCGGTCGCTGTGTTCAACTCCCTGCCTCTGCCCAACAAGCGAATCCTGGCCCGCCTGTCTGATCAGATGTCACATGCCGGCGGCAGCGAAGGAAGCGGCACGAAGAACGAGACGATGCGGGCGTAATGCAATCCGTCCTCACCAAATGGGGGATGGATCCCGCTCGCATCCCGCCGCCCCTGCAAGACTCCCTGGAGCCTATCATCCGGTTCTTCAGCTACCACGACGCGCACCCTATCGCGTTGATGATGGCGCTCATGGAGAAGTTCGGGGCTGACTGGTTCGAGTGGGAGCCTGAGACTTTGCGCTCTGAAATCTTGAAGACGTTCAAGGCCCACTCGATCAGTGACCACAACTGGCAGAAGATCCAAGCTATTCGTACATTGACGACCACGATGGGATTCTGGTTGGAGTGGCACATCTTTGAGAAGCTCGTCCAGGCTCTCAACAACAACATCCCGAGGTTCGATATCTCTCAGCGATGCACGATGTCTCAGCTCATGGCTGGCGTCGACATCGCCAACACCATTCGAGTCGAGCAGTACGGAGACGAGATCCAAAAGTACATTGCAGCCTGCGCTATCGACGAGGCCGTCACGTACCTGCCTGCCCCCCTGGACTTTGCCAAGACCATCTTGTCGGAGCCGAAGTACTACTGCCCAAAGTGCGGGACTGTAGATCGAGACGACATGGATGGGCGCTGTGACTTCTGCACAGGCCGGTTCCAAGGAGACCATCCTCTCAGCATGAAGCCCGCAAGCTTTGTGTCAGCGGAGGCTGGCACCGGGGTGACAAGGTTCTTGTATCGAGATCCCACCCAGGTGAAAGCGAGATTCGATGAGCTCAAAGAGAACATCGACGGCGCTAAGCTGAAGGATGACGTTACCGAGGATGTTCAGGCCGTCAAGCTCGTGGTAGCGTACCGCTACATGAAGGAGCGGCAGAAGCAACTCATCGACCAGCTGGAAGAACTGAAGACATGGGTGACACATTGAATCCTCACACTCTGACAGCTTTCGTTGAGGAACTCGGTGAGCTTCAGAAGGAAGCCATCTCGGTACCCGGTATTCTTGCGGCTGGGAAGTCTGTCTTTTCCAGGATGCCTTTTATGAAGAACCCTCGTCAGGCTGCTGCCCTGGCGCACATTGGCCAGCAATCGAAGAAGCTGTTTGCGCCTAACTGGGCGCGTGAGTTGCTCGGCCACCCAGCAGAGATTGGTCCAAGGCTTTTGCACCCAATCGCCGGCGCGAAAGAAGGCTTTGGCTTGATGTCTCCTGTCAAACAGATCGCGAGAAAAGCGCAAGAGATGGGCTTCTCTCATCCATCCGAAGCTTTGGCCGAGATCGGGAAGATAGGTCCTGGGTATGCGGGGAAGTACAAGGACCTATTCGAGCAGCATCTCCAAAGACACCAAGGAGATGTTGCTAAGGCTACGACTACGGCGGCCACACAAGCACGCAAGGAGCTCATGGGGTCAGGTATGACGGGGGCGCGGCACTCGGCCATGTTGGATCCTAACGTGTCGTTGAGAGAAGCTTGGAGAACAGGTGGAGCGCAGGGGCTTGCCGAACAGCTCTCTCGCAGTGGCTGGACCGGGGAGACCAAGTACACCAAGTACCTACCGGTTGGTACGAAGAGCTGGATCCCGGGGCTCGCCGCTACCGAAATCCCTGGAATCGTGAACGCTCCGCCGCCAAAGAAAACAGGGGAAGGCAGTACTCTTGAGAAGGGGCTGGGAGCTCTTGGAAGTACCGCGGGGCTGGTGCTAACAGGTGGTCTCGGTATCATCCCAGGAACAATAGGATGGAGCCTCAGTCAGAAGGCGGGCCGCAGGGCCGGTCGAGTGCTGGACCGATTGCGCGCCGGTTCCTCTATGGATCAAGCCATCAATGCTCCGTCTCCCACAGAGGCCGCTCAACAGCTCAGCCGAATTGAGCAGACGTACGGATAACGATGTCAACTCCTGACGCCCTAAGCTTCGGGCCTGCTGGTGGCCTCCGGTTCTCCCGAAACAGCGGGCGTTCCCTCACTAGCGAAGCTCTCGGTGCGATCCGGTATCCCTCGCCGTTCTTTGACATCGCCCACACCTACCTGCCGTCGTCCTTCAAGACGATGCTGCGATGGTGCCGCTACTACTTCCTCACCAACCCGCTCATCAACGCCGTCTGTTACAAGATGGCCGAATACCCCGTCACCGACCTGGTGTTCGACACCACCAACGAAGAGCTCAGGAAGAAGTGGGAGTACATTTTCGGCCGCATCCTCAACTTCAAGAAGTTCGAGGTTGAGGCTGGGCTGGACTACAACACCTATGGTAACGCCTTCATCTCGATCTCGTTCCCATTCCAGAAGCTCCTCATCTGCAAGCGCTGTGGATTCACAACCAGAGCCGACGACCAGAAGTATCTCTTCCGAGAGTACAAGTTCGTTGGAGACTGCAAGCGCTGTGGCAACAATGGAGATTTCCGGGTGCGGGACCACTACCTACGGTCCATCCGAGACATCCGCTTGATCCGGTGGAACCCCGAGTACATCACCGTCCAGCACAACGACGCGACTGCTGAGGACCGCTTCTACTACTCAATCCCACCGCAGATGGCCAACGACATCCGGATGGCCAAGCGCCATATTGTTGAGCGCGTGCCTCAGGTGTTCATCGAAGCGCTCCGACAGAACAAGGCCCTGCTGTTCAGCCGGGACAACATCTACCACATGAAGCGCCCCACCATTGCCCAGAAGGACAAAGGTTGGGGCATGCCTATGATCCTGCCGGTACTCAAGGACGTGTTCTATCTGCAGGTGCTTCGCAAGGCGCAAGAAGCCATCGCGGTCGAGCACATCGTCCCTCTGCGTCTGCTGTTCCCGCAGACATCGTCGAGCACCGCGGATGTCTACTCGACCATCAACCTCACCCAGTGGCGAGACAAGATCGAGCAGGAGCTCATTCGTTGGCGCCTCGACAACAACTACATCCCGCTCCTCCCAATTCCAGTTGGCCAGCAGACGCTAGGCGGGGAAGGCAAGGCCCTCATGCTCGCCCAGGAGTACCGGGTCTGGTCCGAGCAGGTCATCGCAGGCATGGGGGTTCCAATCGAGTTCGTCTACGGTGGCATGCAATACAGCGGGTCCAATGTCTCGATGCGAATCCTCGAGAACCACTTTCTCGACCAGAAGACTCAGCGCAAGCAGCTCATCACCGACTTCTTGATGCCCAACATTGGGGCCTTCATGGGCTGGGAAGTGGTGCCCTGCCACTACAAGCCGTTCAAGATGGCTGATGACCTGCAGCGCAGCGCCTTCCACCTGCAGCTCAACCAAGCAGGCAAGATGTCGGACCGCACGCTGCTCGAAGATGTGGACCGTGACCACAGCACTGAGATGAACCAGATTCGTGAAGAGCAGAAGCTCGTCCTGGAGAACCAACGCAGCCAGGCTTTGGCTCAGGCGAGCATTCAAGGTGAGGCTCAGCTGGTCGGTATCAAGTACCAAGGCCGCGCCCAGAAGATCATGATGGAGCAGCAAGGCCCACCGCCTTCACCACAAGATGCCAAAGCTTTGTCTGAGGCCGGCATGCAGGCATCCGGTCAGCCTGGGATGGCGTCTCCAATGGCTACCGGGCAAGCCATGAACGCGCAGATGGGCATGATGAACCAGACGGGTCAGATCCCTCCAATGGAGTTCCCCAACCAGCAACAAGAAGGCCAGCAGCAAGACCCAATGGCCGGCATTCAGTCCCCTCTCAACGCCGGCCAGAACGGCTCTCAAGCAGACCTCATGGGTATAGCCCAGCAGGTAGCGTCCCACTTGAACCAGTTGCCCGATCACGAAAAGCAAATGGAGATGGGCAACATGCAGAAGACCAATCCCCAGCTCTACTCTCTGGTACTTTCTATGGTCCTGACGACCGCGGGGGCCGATAAACCCTCGAACGCCGTCCCTCTCCCAGAACAGCGACCTCCACAACGAGGTCCAGAAGCGGCGATGGTATGAACCCCACCATTCTTTCAGCCTTTGTCGATGAGCTCGTGAAGATTGCGCTTCCGATGGGGAACTTTGCTCTTGCTGGCCGCCGAGCTATCGTCTCTGAAGGAGCGCGCGGTGCCGGCAACTTGGGGAAGGTGCTGCATCAGGGGCAGCAGTTCTCTCAAGCCTCACGAGCGGCTGAAGCTGCGCACCATGCCAAACTGGAGAAGATGCTCCAGTCTGGGGCCTTCAATCCAGCGACCCACGATGCCTCGACGTTCATGCGGTCGGGTCAGGTAATCCCCAAGAAAGCTCCAACCCCTATGCCCGCAGCCAGACCTACGGAGTCTGCGACGAAGGTGTTGCCGCGGCCTGAAGGCACCGCTGTCGTCACCCCGCAGCAACGAGCCGCCACCCCGATGCCAGCGGCTGCAAAGCCTGCGCCCACCCAGGCAGCAGCTCCAGCTCGCCCCGTGACCCGAGGTCCTCCTGCAGTCGTGAAACCTGGAATGTTTTCTCAGCCAAAAACCACAGCCCCTGCCCAGGGTTGGTCGAAGTGGGCTCCTCATGCGGGCATTGGCCTGGGAGCGGCGGGCCTTGGGTATGAGGCTGCGAGCCCATAGCTAAAGAAGGGCGTGGCGCCCTTCAGATTCTCCTTTCAGATGAGTGTTCGTAGTCGTACCCGGCATGCCGGGCAGACCTGATCGTGGACCTGCTTGAGCTCTCGTCTCATCTCCTTTTCAGCTCGCTCTCTCAGCGGGCCTTCCAAGAAGAACTCCACAAGACACTCGGTGTCGCGGCACAGCCGCACCACTTTCCCGCCCTCCAACGGGATGACTGCGAAGGGTGGTACGAGGACGCGACTACACTGGTCGCACTGGTGTTGACCTGTGCGCCCGACGTTCATCCGTAGAAGTCCTTTTCGTCTGGGGCATCGACGTCTTCGATCAGGTGATTCATTTCAAGTCCGAGCTCGTCCATGCAGCCCCAGTGAACATGCCCCGAGGCGTGTTCAAGAGGATAGAACTGGAAAGCATTCCCTCGAGTCGAGCGCAACTTCTGAACCAGCTCGATCTTGAGAGCTGCCGACCAGTCCTTAATGGGGTACGGCTGGATGCCTTCTTCGCAAAGGCAACACCAGCCCTGCTGGAGATTCTCTATAAGCTCTGACAGGCCGAAGTACTCGTCGTGGATGATGTAGTGCTCGTTGGCGCAGTCAAGACACAACCACTTCACCATCGTCAGGTCTGGAAACTTCGTAGCTTGGAACTCTGCTTCGTGGGGTCGTCCTTGCGGGTAGGTGATTCGTCCGTGTGTGAGGCGAACCGCTTCGGGCCCATTGAAGAGCTCGTCACAGTACAGACAAACCCCCACCTCCTGCTCGTGCGGTACAGCTTGAGTCTGTCTCCGCGAGCTTGGGTGGACGGGCCTCGGAACTACCGGTTGGCTACCAGTAGGAGTAGCTGGGCGATTTGGGATTAGGCGGGGCCTGCCCAAGGGCACCCGCTGAAGCCGCATTTCGTTTTCTGAGCTCATCGGCGAACCTCCATGAAAGGCCCGCCAATATGCCGAGCAAGAAGATGCGCCACGGCATCAGTCTAGCTCGTCAAATTCGGTGGGACTGGACCGTGTGTTCCTGTCCTTTTCATCTTCATCGCGCAGAAGATCTGAATCTTCGTCAGGCTGACTGTTCTTCCCGTCGTCGAGGTGGTTGATTCCTCCGCCCACCATCGAGTTGAGGTCCTCCTGGAACATGTCGGTGACGCCTCTTGCCATATTGATTCCTCCGAATCATCTCTCCCCTCCCGTGGTTGATGGATAGAAAACATGGGCCCTTACCAAGTTCCTTATACCGTTTTGCTATCGTGGTTTTCTGTTGTACGATGGCCCAAGTTGAACTACTTCGAGTGCTTAGGCGGCCGTCACCGCCGAAGACAGCGCGACGGAGAAGTAGAATGGCTCACTACGCGCCTCAAGAGGCGTTCGATATCCTCAAAGATCGAGTCTCCAGTACGGTCAAGAGCTACTTCCCGATCGAAGGGCAGAAGAACGTCCTCGTGGCCAACAAGGTTTGGGTCGACGACCACTCCGACATCGACGATATCCGTAGTCAGAAGCAAGCCAAGCTCACGGGGCGCACCTGGTCGGTACCTGTGAGGGCCGAGCTCGAGCTCCGAGACAAGGCCACCAGCAAAGTGAAGGACCGCCAGGTCGTCAACGTGGCGCAGCTCCCCAAGATTACTAGGCGTTACAGCTACATCGTCAACGGCAACGAGTGGCAGGTGAACAACCTGTTCCGCCTGAAGTCGGGCGTCTACACCCGAGTCAAGGCAAATGGGGAGCTCGTAGGGGAATGGAACCTGGCCAAAGGTGCTGGGTTCAAGATGACTCTGGACCCAGTCTCCAAGAAGATCACGATCAACCATGAGGACCAAGGTTCCAAGATTCCGCTCTACCCCATCCTCAAAACCCTTGGGGTGGATGACGATGCCATCGAGAAACAGTGGGGCAAAGAGATCTTGTCAGCTAACAAGAACGTCAACGAAGAGGCAGCCCTCAAGACCTTCTTCAAATCTCTCAAAGGTGAGTACCCCCAGAGCGCGGACGAGGCTAAGAAATACTTGATCGAGGAGCTGGGCAAGACGGTGCTTCGTCCGGACTCCACCAAGCTCACCCTGGGAAAGGGTTTCACGCAGGTCAATGGAGAGTCCCTACTGGCTGGCTCCCACAAGATGCTGCAAGTCTCCAGGCAGGAAGCTATTCCCGATGACCGAGATTCCCTCCAGTTCAAAGACCTCTACTCCGCCGAAGACCTCATCGACGAGCGTCTTCAAAACTGGAAGACCAAGAAGGACCTCAACCGAAAGATCACCAACGTCCTCGATAAGCATGACCGCATCCGGACGGTACTCAGTCCTGACATCTTCGGACGCCCCATCAAGAACTTCTTCGTCAACAACCCATCAGGTTTGAGCGAGCGCCCCGACCAGATGAACCCCATCAGCTTCCTCTCAGGCAATCGCCGCACTACCCTCATGGCCCCTGGCGCCGGCGGCATCACGTCAGCCCACCAGGTCTCAGTCGAAGCCCAGTCCATCAACCCCAGCCATATGGGATTCCTCGATCCTATTCAGACTCCTGAAGGGGAGCGAATCGGTATCACGTTGCAGCTGGCATCCGTCGTCAGAAAGGTAGGGCACGATCTCAAGATCCCGGTCTACAACGTGAAGACCAAGAAGAGAGAGATGATAGGACCAGGAGAGGCTCTGACCTCCAACCTAGCGTTCTATGACCAGTACAACTGGACGAACGGTCATCCGGTTCCCTCGGGCAAGCTGGTCAAGGTCTCGGACAAGGAAGGCACCATCACGGTGGTCCACCCGGGGACCGTTGACTACGTTTTGACTTCCACCAAGGGAATGTTCGACCTGCCTGCCAACATGATCCCTTTCCTGCAGAGCGACCAGGGTAATCGCACTATGGTGGCCTCCCGTCAGCTCGAGCAGGCGGTACCACTGGTACACCGAGAGGCGCCGCTCGTTCAAGTCCGAAGCGATGACCCAAAAACATTCGAGAGATCGATCGGTGAGTTTAGCAGCCACATAGCCAGAGTCGATGGGAAAGTCGAGAAGATCAGCCGGGAAGCCATCGTCATCAAGGACAAGAAGGGCAACCGGCACGAGGTGCAACTCTACGAGGACTTCCCTCTCAACGACGCAAAGAGCGTACTCAACTCGACTCCGATTGTGGCAGTGGGGGATTCCGTCAAGGCCAGACAAGTGGTTGCCGACACCAACTTCACCCGCAATGGAACCTTGGCGATCGGCACCAATCTTCGTGTCGCCTACATGCCATACAAAGGCTACAACTTCGAAGATGGCGTCGTGATCTCCGAGTCGGCTGCTACCAAGCTGACGTCTGAGCACATGCTGCGCGAGAAGGTGCGGTCTGACCCCAACACCATCCTCAACAAGAAGAAGTTCATCGCCCACACAGCGGGCCAGATCACCAAGGACCAGGCTGCCAAACTAGATGACGACGCTGTGGTGAAGCCGGGTACCCAAGTTTTCAAAGACGACGTGCTGATCGGAGTCCTCAAAGAAGAGTCCATCACGCCAGAGCAACAGAGACTCAGCCTCATCTCCAAGAAGCTCATCTCTCCGGTGCGGCCTCGGGAGATTCGATGGACTAAAGAAGGTCCAGGCGTAGTCGCCCGAGTCGTGAAGCACGGCAAAGACGTGACCGTCTATGTGAAGGCAACATCGGCGGCGGACGTGGGGGACAAGATCGTAGGGAGGCACGGAAACAAGGGCATCATCACATCGATTCTTCCAGACCACGAGATGCCAAAGGACAAAGAAGGAAAGCACGTCGAAGTTCTTCTCAACCCTGCTGGTGTCCCTTCCCGAATCAACCTGGGGCAGGTTCTTGAAACAGCAGCCGCCAAGATTGCTGAGAAGTCGGGCAGACCTTACATCGTCAACAACTTCGACCCGGCCATCAAGGACTACACCCGGCATCTGCAGGCCCAGTTGAAGGGCGCCGGAGTCAGCGAGACCGAAGAGCTGTTCGACCCGCAGACCAACCGCTCGTACGGGCAGGTGCTGACCGGGCCGCAGTATATCCTCAAGCTGCACCACATGGCCGAAACGGGCCTGCAGGCTCGCTCTCGTGATGCCTATGATTCCAACATGCAGCCCCGGAGTGGCGGCCCTCGCAGCGGTCAGACGATGGACGCTCTCGGTCTGTACGCCATGCTGGCGCACAACGCCCGTGAGAACATTCGGGAGATGCAGACCTACAAAGCCGACATGAACGATGACTTCTGGGCAATGCTGCAGATGGGGGACTCGGTTCCCACGCCCAAGATTCCGTTCGTGTTCAAGAAGTTCGAGGGTTACCTCAAAGGCATGGGCATCGACCTCAAGAAGGAAGGCAACGACCTGATCCTTCAGCCTCTGACCGACAAGAGAGTCCTGGAGATGAGCAATGGTGAGCTGCTAGACCCAGCCCGCGCTCTCCGTGCCAAGGACGCAAAGCCCGAAGTCGGTGGGGTGTTCGATCCCAAGCTCACCGGCACGTTGTGGCCGGGCGGGCAGATGGGGAACAAGTGGACCCACATCACGCTACCAGAACGAATGCCGAACCCTGTGTTCGAGACCTCCATCTCCGCCCTGTTGGGAATCACCCACGGCAACTACCAGAACGTCATCCTCGGCAAACAGAATCTTGGGGAGCACACCGGGCCCAGCGCTATCGTGAAGGCCCTCAAAGATATTGATGTTGTCTCTACCAAGAAGGCACTGGAGAAGAGGATCCCTTCGCTCCGAACTACCAGGCTCGACAAGGCCTACAAGCAGCTCAAGTACCTGCGGGCTCTTGAGCGAGCCAGCATGTCACCGACCGAGGCCTACACGACCAAGCATCTGCCGGTGCTGCCTCCTACCATGCGGCCCGTCACCATCTTGCCCAACGGAGACATCAACTACGACGACATCAACAGGCTCTACAACCACATCGGCACCGTCAACCACAAGATCAAAGACTTCGACCCGGCGCTCCCGCCCGAAGAAAAGATCCCGATTCAGGCAGCCCTCTACGACGCCGTGAAGGCCCTGCATCTGACGGGCACCGTCTATCAAGGTCGGCACCGCAACTCGATTGTTGAGATGATCGCTGGTCGCAAGGGACAACAACCCAAAGAAGCCTTCTTCCAGTCCAAGATGATTGGAAAGCGCCAAGACCTGTCGTTGCGAGGCGTCATCATCCCCGAGCCGGCTATGAGCTTGGATGAAGTCGGCCTTCCTCGTAAGGCCGCCGCTGAGCTCTTCAAACCCTTTGTTGTCCAGCGGCTCGTGTCTCAGGGCCACGCTCCTGCCGAGGCCCAGAAGATGGTGAAAGAGAACCATCCTGCGGCCGTCAGTGCGCTGGAAGCTGTGGCCTACGAGCGTCCTATTCTCCTGAAGCGTGACCCAGTGCTCCACAAGTTTGGAGTGCAAGCCTTCCGTCCGAGGCTCACTGAGGGAAAGGCTGTCCAGATCCACCCACTCGCTACCATCGGGTACAACGCAGACTTTGATGGTGACAAGATGTCGGCCTACGTGCCGGTCAGTCCGAAGGCAGTGAAAGAAGCCTTCAAGATGATGCCGTCCCACAACCTCTTCAACCCTACAACCGGCTACTTGATGTTCAAGCCTACCCACGAGTCTTCTCTTGGGCTGTTCAAGCTGACCGAGGTTGGGCGCCGCACAGGGAAGCGTTTTGCAACGACAGCGGACGCCGCACACGCTGCCCGAAAAGGTGAAATCAGCATCAACGATTTGATTCACATCGACGAGGTCGAGAAGGGATTGGAGGGGTTGGAGAAGATCGGGTCGTTGGCAAAGACCACGCTAGGCCGTCTTATGGTTCATCGAGCCCTTCCCGAGGAGCACCAAGATAACCGACTCCTGGTGGACCCGGATTTTGTTTTGGACAAGAAAAAACTCGATCAGGTACTTTCTTCTGTGGCAAAAAATTCACCTGGAGACTTCGGCAAGATTTCGGACCGGCTCAAGGATCTGGGCAATGAATTTGCCACCGGCATCTCGATTAGCCTCAAGGACTTCGAATCCGACTACAGCACTCGAGATCCCATCCTCCATCAGGCCAATGACCAAGAGCTGCGAATCCGGTCCTCTATCAAGGACCCCGTCAAGCGGAACGAGAAGATCGTGCAGCTCTACATCGACGCTGGCCAGAAGATCGACAAGCTGACCAAAGCCAGAGCCGAAGTTTCTGGGAACCGCATGTATGACTGGGTGAGGTCAGGGGCCAGAGGAGATTGGGACCAATTCAAGCAGATGATAGTGGCCCCTATTCTCGTAGCTGACTCTGCCGGCAACCCTGTCCCCATCCCCATCGGTAGGTCCTACTCGGAAGGCTTGGACATTGGGTCCTACTGGGCCGCTATGCACGGAGCCCGCATGGGCACCATCGGCAAAGTCCAAGGCACCCAGGCGCCCGGCAAGATGGCCAAGCAGCTCGCTCAGGCCACCATGAACCAGATGATCTTGGATGAAGACTGCGGCGCGAAGAAGGGCGTCACGATGCCGCTCGACGACCGAGATCTCTTGGACCGCTTCACGGCCAGCGACATCTCCCTGGGACTCAAAGGACTCGAGAAGGGCATCATCCCAGCCGGCTCCCTCGTCACTCCAGACCTGCTCAGCCGGCTGAAGAACAACAAGGTCAAGGATGTTCATGTCCGCTCTCCCTTGAAGTGCCAGCACGGGACCGGCATGTGCGCCAAGTGCTACGGGATAGCCGAAAACGGACAGCTTCACCCCCAAGGCACCAACATCGGAATCATAGCGTCCCATTCTTTGGGAGAGCCTGCGGTACAGCTTTCGATGAACGCTTTCCACACAGGGGGCGTCGTTGGCGCTAAAGGCACTACGGCAGAGAGCATGTTCCGAAGGCTCGAGCAGCTCCTCAACATGCCAAAGAAGCTGCCAGGCTCCGCCACGTTGTCTACGGCAGAGGGCAAGGTTGAGAAGATTGAATCCAACCCAGCGGGCGGTTGGGACGTGGTCGTTGGTGGAGACAGGCACTACGTCCCCGCCAATCGAGAGCTCGCCGTCAAGCGGGGCTCTTCGGTGAAGCCCGGGGATGCCCTCTCCAGCGGCACGAAGAACCCTCTTGAGCTGCTCAAGACTACCAAGAACATTGGGGCGGTGCAGCGGTACCTGACGGACGAGATCTGGAACGTCTACCACGACAAGAGCCCTGTCCGTAAACGCAACATCGAGACTTTTGTTCGGGCCGTTACGAATCTTTCAGTGGTGACGGATTCGGGAGATCATCCAACTTTGCTACCTGGAGACCGCACAGCGACATCGTCGGTTGCCTCTTTCAACAGTCAGATTGCCGGGACAAAGAAGAAGCCAGTGGTGTATGAACCTGTCCTCCAAGGCATCAACATGCTGCCTCTGGAAATGCAGACGGACTGGATGGCCCGGTTGCAAAGCCGAGAGCTCAAGAGCACGATCCTCGACGCGGCAGCAGAAGGGTGGCGCTCCATGCTACATGGAACCCACCCGATACCTGGCATGGCATGGGGTAGAGAATTTGGTCTTGGTACGAAGGAGCAGCCGTGGCTTTATTGACATATGCAACCATGCTCACGAAGCCGGGGCCCAAGCCGAAAGACTTGACGGGGATGGTGTTTGGGCACCTCACGGCAGTTAGGCCAACTGGGAAACGAACCCGTCAAGGGGTTGTTTGGGTGGTTCGTTGCCAGTGTGGGAAGGAACTGGAGCGAGTTGCCTCCGCTCTTCTTTCGAAACCAAGGCGGCCGTCCCAGATCCCGGCATCATGCGGTTGTTTCGGAAAAAGGAATCGAAGTCCAAAGTACAAAGGGGTCGGAGACCTTTCCAGCACAAAGTTCCGTGGTATCATGGCAAAAGCCAAGCAACGGGGAATCCCTTTTGGAATCCCCATCGAATATGCTTGGAAGCTATTCCTGGCCCAAGACAAGCGATGTTCGTTGACGGGAATCCTGCTGACGCTATCTCCAAGCAGCGTAGAGGTAGGAGCCTCTACTGCGTCTTTGGATCGCATCGACAGCTCTAAAGGGTATGTTCCTGGAAACGTACAATGGGTGCATGTCGCTATCAACTTCATGAAGCACAGCTTGCCGTTGAAAGAGTTTGTGGATTGGTGTTGCCGAGTAGCTGCGCACACGGGCATGGCCTATGGTAAGGAGTTCGGCAAGGGCACTGAAAAAGAGCCTTGGTTGTACTGACCATGAGCATTCAATCGCCAAGCCCTATTGAGGGTCGGTGGGTACCTTCCACCATCGAGACCGGGCGCATCATCAACGTCAACATTGAAGACTGGTCGGTCGACGTAGCTTCCGAGTACGCCAACAAAAGGTACTTCGATCTCCAAGTGATGATGCCGTACTTCCACTACGTCAACGGTGAAGGCT